TTATTGTTACAGTGGAGGAACCCAATTGTACAGACGCACCCCCAGATACACCCGGTGCCAATGATTGAATTCCTGAGGTCATAATGGAAGTTGTGCTTGAAGTTGCCGGAGTTCCTCCTGCGCCAGCGTTATATCCTCCAACATAAAGAACACCATTATTTCCGCTACCATCTGCTACAGAATTTAAACAGACCGCAGTATTTCCAGTAGGAAACACTTCATATCCAGAATTCATTACGAGATTTCCGTAAAAATTGGCAGTCCCGGTAGCGGATAATGGGCCGGTTGTTGTTGTTCCTCCAACTGTTAAATTGTTACTTAGCGCTACATTTCCATTACTTCGAGTAATTGTGAGAGGAGTTGATACAGTATTACTATCTGAAATGCTGTTTATAATAAGATCTGACCCATAACTACTTCCAGTCTCATTTCCGCGGTGACCAATGTACCATCTCTGATTATTGTTTGTAGTGATCGCAAAGTCCGCGATTCCGGCACCACTTCCATCTACCGATGATTTTGCGTTACATGTGACTCCGTACAGTGAACCATTTGTTGTGAGGTTATTACCGCAAAGAATATCGCTTGTATTGCGATATACATAAAGTGCAACTGTTTTTGTGTTCGCATCGTCCGATACCGCGGTTAAAATAAAGTTTGAACCGTTATTTCCTCCGGTCTCTGCCCCCAATCGTCCCAGATACCATCTTGGATTGCTTGTTGAATTGCGTATCATGTAGTCTACAAATCCTACACCATATGGATTATAATTTGAGACTGTATTCAGGTTAGAAGCGGTAAGAGTTGAATTTACAGTAGTTGAACCATTCAATACAGTTGTTCCAGTTGATCCGGTTCCAACTACGAGATTGTGATTGATATTAAAATACTGATAGGTTCCAGTGACTCCGTTATTTAGAATGGATGTTCCATCGTATCCTGTAATATCGTTTCCTAAAACTTGAAGATCTTGTGTAAGAAGTGTACCGCTTCCATAACCGTCTCCGACAACAAGTTCATTTGTTACAGTCATATTCGTGAATAAACCTGTCCCAGTGTATCCTGTTCTTCCAACTAATAATGACTGTCCGTCGGAACCTATAATATCGTTTGCTTTCACTTGAAGAGTTTGAGTAACAATTCCATTTGTGGAAGTAATATTTCCGCCGGCGACTATATTATTTGAAGCGTTTACGTTGTGAGTTGCGTCGAGATCGTAAGCGGATATTGTTCCGGCAAACGTATTTGTGCCAACTCCGGTCACTTGAATAGGACCATTTAGCGAAAGAGTATTTAGTTGTGTATTTCCAGAAACACGAAGGTTATTCGCTATAACAGCGTTATTGAGGTATGCTGTATCAATATTGATAAGGTCTGTTTGAACCTGATATCCGCTAGTTCCGGTCGGTCCAACGATTTTTGGAGAAATTAAATGCTCCAAAATATTACGTGTATTTGTGCCCGAAAACGGATCGTTTGCCATTGTAGTTTACAAGAGTAAACAGTTTAATTCCTTTTCGCATAGTATGAATATGGCATCATTAGGCGAGCGTTATACGTTATTTCCGATTCAGCCGACCGAACAGGTCTTATATTCGCTATACAAGAAGGCAGTTGCGTCATTTTGGACTGTTGAAGAGATTGACTTTTCAAAAGATAAGGACGATTGGGATAAACTAACTGAAAATGAACAGTATTTCATTAAGCACGTTCTCGCGTTCTTTGCCGGTTCAGATGGGATTGTTCAAGAAAATTTAGCGTCGCGTTTTCAAAAGGATGTTGAGTCTCCAGTAGCTCGTCTATTTTACGGTATGCAAAACGCTATGGAAGGAATACATTCGGAGACCTATTCGCTTCTTATTGATCAATATGTGAAAGATAAAGATGAGCAATTAAAATATTTTCGAGCAATTGATGAAATCCCGTGTGTTCGCGACAAGGCGTTGTGGGCTGTAAAGTGGATTGAATCTACTGATAATTTTGCCACTCGGTTAGTTGCGTTTGCGTGTGTGGAAGGTATATTCTTTTCAGGTTCATTCTGTGCGATTTATTGGGTGAAAAAGCGTGGTCTTTTACCTGGATTGACATTCAGTAACGAGCTTATTTCCCGCGATGAGGGACTACACACAGAGTTTGCGGTATCGCTGTACCATACACTTAAAAATAAATTAGATACTGAAACAGTACATGAAATTATTAAATCTGCCGTAGAACGTGAAACTCGCTTTATTTGTGAGGCTCTACCGTGTTCATTGATTGGAATGAACGCGAGAGATATGACAACATACATTCAATATGTAGCGGATAGACTTGCTGTTCAATTAGGAACTCCTAAAATTTATAAAGCACAGAATCCATTTGATTTTATGGAGCTTATTTCGCTAGAAGGGAAAACAAATTTCTTCGAAAAGAAGGTTTCTGAGTATGCTAAACCAGGTGTTGGACTGAATAAAGAGGATATGGTTATTCGTTTGAATGAAGAGTTTTAATGAGTTTTATTCTTATTTGTGTTAATAGAATTAACAACTACATTTGCAATTCTTACCGCAGATACGTTTGTTGTTATATTCGCCTTTACACCTGTAGTAGCCACACTCGCAATTGTTTTTAGCGCAACAATTGTTGTATTCACCGATGCGCTTGGAATTTTTCCACCTTGTTTCGTTTTATCAATAGGAGCAGGATTTCTAGCGAACGAATAGGGCATATTGTATTATTACCCAGACTTATTATATCCTGGAACTACTGGATATGAATAATTCTGATTCGCTTTTAAAGCGGTTGTTTTTATGAATGGCGTATATGGGCTTACGATTTTATTTGTAAAGGATGGTAAAAAGTCCGGAAGCCCAGTTGTTCGCGGAACATATTGGTATAAGTGAGTAATCACTTTTTGCGTCCCGTTGTTTCCAAGACCACGTTCCATAATGGCATTATATTTTGATTGACGAGTAAACGCAGATGCGTCAGGTGTCGGCATTTATTCTTTACCAGCGTTTAAATACTGACATTATCGGTATAGCAGGGTTAATTCCAGTATAAGGGCTTCCGGACGGATATGTGATTGCATATCGTGGAGCAAAACATGAACGGCATACTCCAGTCTTTGTATTCAATACGGTCGTAGTGCAGGAACATAATTGAGTAACAGATAATGTAGAACCATTTAATACAGTTCCATCTGGGGCAGTTGTTCTTCCCTGCGTAACATAATCTGCCCGCTGGGATGCTATATAGTCCGTCCACTTTGAGGCCGGTCGAACAATTCTGTGAAATCCTGCGGCCTCATATGGAATTAGAAGGGCTTTTCCGCGGGGGATTTCGGACGCTTCTGTTGGAGCAAGGTCTGCATTTGTAACTAAATCCCCAGTTGCACCATATCCCGCAGTTTTAGCACCCCGTAACCTTTGTAAACGCGTCCAATCTCCGGCGCTTAATCCACGTGTTTGTTGACTACCGTTTGAAAGAGGGCTTCCACTGCTCTGTCCACTATTCGCCTGTCCGGCGTAGGGTGATTTAAAACTACTCATTTATGAAACTACAGAGGTAAAAAAGCGTATTTCACCGGCCTTTGTAAGTGTTCCTAACCGCAGTAATCGCTGTGTATCTTGAAATGCAGACGCATCAAAAATTTCATTCGTATCAGGGTCCAACACTAATATATTTCCTTTCACTCTTACGATTTGTAATTTCCTAGATCGGCGAGTAATATTTCTTTTATAAAGCGTATCTTTTTCTTCTGTTTTATAATTTGGCTTATATGCGAGATCTTCCGGTCCCGCAGTTGTATCAAATCTTAAACATTGAACTACCGGTTTTTCGCGAGTATGTAATTTACGATGTAATTCGCAATCTACTGCGGACTGCTTCAATAAATGAGTAACATTTTTGATGATTCTTCCTTTTTCATATGATACTTCATATAGGAATTCATCGGAGCTCATAAACGATGGGTATGGTTCTGTGCCGTCATATCGTTTTAGAACCATGTCATTTCTGCGAATGCTTACGATGTTTGGTCCCTCGTTTGTGGTAGATTGCTGTTGAGAGAATACGCTAATGTACATTCTAACTCGCACGGTTCTTTCTTCTGGAGGCAACGTAGAATGTGACCCAATGCGGATAGCACGTCCGATTACTTGCTCAATACGTGACGGATTCCAATGTGGTTCCATGATGTAGACTTCGCGTACATTTGCTGTTGTAATACCTTCTGCTCCGGCAGAAGAAATCATGAACACGCATAAACGATGTTCTTTTATCGAATCTTTTAGAGTTTGTGGAAAGCTGTCTGTATATTTTTCATTGAATATTTGAAGGTATAAAGAACGTTCTTCTTCGCTTTGTTCTCCAGTGTACAATCCGTATGCCGGAACTCCGGCCTTCATTGTCGGATCTTCTTCCCATATTCCCTGTTTTTTGATTAATTTGTATTGTTGGAATCCGTTCGCTTCTAGAATTGCTCCAAAAATTCCAAGACCTTCTAATGTCTTGTGTTGCGAATAAACAAGTTGATTTTTGAATTCTCCAATACTTTCCTTCATATCTGTCAACATTTTTAGCATTTTTGGCGAATACACTTTCAGCCCCTCTTCTGATAAATATTTTTTTGGATTCTCTTTTAATTTTTTAAGAATTTCTGGTTTTTCAACAAGTGTATCTTCGCTTTCACCGTCCACGGTTATAGTTTTTAATTCTGATGGCACAGCATAGTCGCAAATCAAACGAGTTGCGATTCGGAATGTCCCAAGATTTTCGTTTAAGTCTGTTTTCATGCGTGTTCTTCTTGATTCTTTTCTAATTTCTTCATGACGCTCCTCAAGATACCGCAAAAATTGGACATCCGACATTTCAATTTTTTGCAAAGTCTTATCCTCATCCAATCTCCGCGGTAATAGGGATTCATCGGCACCTTTAAAAAATGAAACAAGTCCCTGAATACGGCGTTGAAATAGCAATGCGTTCTTGATAGAAAGTCCATCAACAAATGTATTCATGAATTGTTCATAATCGGTTGGCAAGCATTCTAATTCTTCGACAAACATATGTTCGGGATTATCTACAAGTTCAATTCCGCCAAATAGTGTTTGAAATTGCGGTCTCCATGTATCTGTCCATTGTTTGATATCTTTTACTTGTTCAAAATCCTTATTGTAGCGGACAGCAATTCGTTCCGCTTTTTCATTGTATATGCTTTCAAAATATGGAGGATTGCGTGTTAGCATGATAATCCGCTTTACAGAATTGTATTCTATTGTATCAACATCTTTGATTGAACGAAAAAAGTTTGTCATGAGAGTTTCGTCCCACGAGATTGCCGATTTTGTCGGAATGCTAATCCGTTCAATCGGACCGCGTAGAAGATTCATTAGAAATGCAATCTCTTGTGGTTTATTGATGATCGGTGTACCGGACAAACACACAATTTTAGTATTCTTTGCGTGGTAAATCATATCATACAGTTTTTGTTTAATTCCGCGTTCATTCACAACGCTTCCTATAAGGTTGTGGGCTTCTTCTATGATTATGACAGAATTATGAAACAATTCCGGTTGGTCCGGAGGAAGAATTTTGTCAACATTTTGAGAAGATACACCGTTGTAATTAATGAAATTAAATCGTTGGCGAATTACGTCGTCAATTTGTTCATCAATTCCTTTCTGCTGTTCTCGCGGTAAAGACCGAAAGTTTGCTTCTCGGCCAACAATCGTAACGAAATAGCGGAGATTCTTATCTAAATAAGAATCTGAAATACCCATTGCCTTGGCTTTTTCCTTGTCGTCGTCGGTTCTTATTTGTCGCATTTCCCAATATTGGTCAATGGCGTAGACGGGGTCTCCGCAGCGACGAATTTCTGAAATATAGTTCTCACGCAATGAAGCCGGCGTTAATACCCATACTTTATTTGTTGACATCAACGATTCGGCTACTGCGATAGAAGAGCATGTTTTACCGGAACCGAGGCCGTGGTAAAACAGTAACCCGCGGTATGGTGTTTCAATAAGAAGATAATCGCGAACCATTTTTTGGTAAGTAAAAAGGTCAAACCCCTTTCGAGAAAGATCTGCAGTCTTATCTCGGTATTTTAGAAATGTTCTAGTTATAGCATCCGAAAATGCCTTACGATTCGGTAGGACATACATTCTCTACTTATATTGACAATGGAAGCAATGTTTCGTAAAAATCCTCGGTTGTGGATGATATCTATCTACCTGTTTCTTACCGCTGGGTTCTTATATTTGAAGCCGGCATTGGCATTTGGGCCGGATGGCCGAATCCGCCCATTTGGAACTGGCCAAAGGGATTCAACGGTATTCCCTGTGTGGCTATGGGTATTCGTGATGGCGGTAGTATCGTACTTAACGGTTGTGTACGTTCTGGATTATTCGCTATAGCCAAATGTTGAGAACACATTTCTATAAACATATAAGCAGGGTCCGGTCTATATATCGTTTCAATACATCCGCACGGATGACGTAATTGCTGGGGCATTTAAAGATATCTATGTAATTAGTATTAAATGCCTACCACAGCCCGAGAACTTCGTGCGATGTCAGATACACGTGATAGATTTCAATAACGGATTCTCGTATATATAGAACGTACGGGAATAAGAAGCGCCAAGTAATAAGCGACAGCGGACTACATAGTTTAAACATATCAGGATTAATGCGATTAATGCCTATCACTGCTGAAGAACTCCGTTATATGACTGATAATTTTAACATGTTTAATATGGTTGATAAGATACTTATCAAACACGTTGCTAATGCAACAAAGGTTATTAAGGAAAGAGCAATGGATGGGTATTATAATTGTGATTATTCAATTGATTATTCGGAATTAATATTCGATTATAAATCTGCACTGCTTGAAAATAGTTTTATTCATAACATTTCAAAAGAGTTTCCAGATATTAAGGTTGGTGTGTCAAACCGTTTATCAGATGGTTCTACTGTAGTATATGTTTTTCATTGGAATTTATAGTACCATTTTCCTTCTATTTTTTGTGCGTGTTGATTCATGAATTGTAACATTGACGATCCGGACCTTGGCAATGTTATGATTTTTTTATAGTTAAACAATGACATATCTTTTGGAGGTTGAATATCGGACAAATGTCTTTCTTTCAAAGGATAAATTGCTAACTCTGGCGGTCCGGAAACTCCCCGTGAGTCTGAAACTTGTGTAACTAATTGGTCTTTTTCTTGTGATATTACACCGCTTTTAACAGAATTTTTATATTCTATAACATCATCTCTAGCGAGAGCGATCCAGCCTAATATTGATGGATGTTTTTCAATGAAAGTTTCTCTAAAGCATGGGTCGTATGGTCTTGGAACTAAACAGGACTTTCTGGTTTTTGTACATGGAATCATGAATTGGCGTTTTTGTGACCGTGTTCCGCGAGTGAATTTTGATGGAGAAATCAATGAAACAATTTTTAAATCTCGAGTTGTTACGTAAACATCGATATTTGGAATATTATTGAACCAATGAATCCCGTCTACTACGAATGGAGCAAAATAGAAAAATACGTTATATTGCGGTGGAAAACATCCATCAACACCCTCAAAATCTCCCTCGGGGGTTTCTACACAGCGGAATAGAAGTGTTCCTTCAGGTATTTTCAAAGTTGGAATTTTTTGGTTTGAGTATTTAACCATTATCTAACATTCCAAAGAATTTTTTATACTTTCTCCTTCTCTTCTTCTTTTTGCTGAAGTTTTGCCAACAAATCTTTCTTGAATTTCGTCATTTCATCCGCTGTAGCAACACATACTTTCTTTTCAGTGTAATGTATATTCCATACAGTTGTTATCCACATTCCAAGCATGATTAGATACCCCACACCAACAATATTTGATGTAGATTTGGGAAGCCCGAATGTTTCTAACGTATTACTGAATGGACTTCTCACGGCTTCGAAAAATATAGAAGCGGCATATATCGCTGTTGGAAGAAGAGCTGAGAAGAATCCCTGCTTCAAAGATTCGAGAAATCCAATCTTCGAACACTGTAATTGACTAGAAATTAT